TTTTCTTCATGATCTTCGCCCTCATCTGAATGTTCTGGATGTACTGGGCAGCTTTCACGTCGCCCTTCATCGCCAGGTTCAGGATGTTCGTGGCAATCGCCTCCTGCTTGGTCATCGGCGAGCCGTCGGGCTTCGTCATCATCGTGCCGTCCTTCAGCACCACCGGCGTATCCAGCTGCGAGAGCAGATACTCCTCCATTGTCTGTTGTTCCTCTTGCTTTGCCATAGGTCAGTCCTCCTTATGTTTTGTTACTCCGCAAGCGTCGGCCAACAGCGTGACCTTCTCGCAGAAGAAGTCAACTTGGTCGGCCAGCTCATGCTCTGCCCAATTATACTTCGAGCGTTCCACATTGCGGTCAATCATCGCAAAGAACTCCTTGCGCTGCTCATCCGTCACGCATTTCTCGCTCACCAGATAGTCGGTCGTTTCCTTGAACGTCTTCGCCAGTTGCTCAATGCAATCCCGCAGCCATTCCTTGCTCTTTGTCAGTAACAACTTGCGACGTGTCTCAGGCTGACAATCCTCTATGCACGTCGGCTGTCTCTTGCTCTCTCCTGGGAACGTGTCGAAAATATAAATCCCCGACAAGTCCCTGCGTTTCAATTCTGCCATAGTCGTTTAGTCTTTAGTCGTTAGTCTTTTAGCTCTTAATTCCTAATTTCTCATTCCTCATTCCTAACTGTGGGAGAGGCTCAGCCCATACTCTTCCAACATATTCTCTACCTCGAAGAGAAATGCCGTGCCAGCACCACGCAGATTGCGGAGGTCTTCACGCGAGTGTTGTATCACCTCTCCGAGGGTAGTGATACCAGCCTTCTTCAGTACATTCCTTGCACGTATAGAGATACCCGTCAAGGTTACCGGCATATCCATCTTGTCAATAATAGAAGATTCAACAGTCACCTTCTCGGATTCTTCCTCTTCCTTTGGCTTTGGCTTTTTGTCGGTGCCAGAGATTTTTATATGTTTGCCCTCTGACATCGTGCCACTCATGCCTCTCTCTTTTGCGCCGGTATTATACGCCTCTTGCACCACGTTGAACAGAGCCGTGCTACATTCACTCGGAGTCATGTTGCTGAAATATCCATTTATCCTAAGCACCCACTGGTGCAATCCCTCCCCGCGCTTGCGGAGGAGTTCTTTCTTATCTTCTGGTGTCAACATATTATTTAATTGATAATTGATAATTGATAATTGATAATTAAATTCCTAATTCCTCATTTCTAACTCCTAATTCCCATACCTCACCACTTCTCTATCCCATACAGGTTACTGAGTCCTTGGGTAATGAGTTCACCGCACTTGGGTCCTGCGTTTCTGAAGCTCTGGAACGTTATGCGTCCCACCTTCAGCAGATCACCGATGGTGTTGATGTCATGTTGTCTTGCTACCACAATGACCCTCGTTGCATTGCCTTTCCTCTGGAAGTATTTAAATCCTGGGTGTTGTTCCTTTTTCCTTTCCTTCTCCTCCTCTTCTATTCTTTTGAGCTCATTATATAACACCAATATGCTGTCGTTCTCATAATCTTTTGGTTTAGGCTCAGGTTCCGGCTCAGGCTCTACGTTGTTTACAAAGATCATATCAGGAGTGCCAGGGTATGCCTTGATGCTTTTTATGTTCGGTGCTTCACCTACATAGTCTCTAAAGTGAATGATTGCCTTATTCTCTTCCTTCTTGTAATGAAGGTCACTTATCTCAGCCTCGTTGATAAGAATGACCGCTTTTTCGGTTTCTATTAGTATCATGGTCTTTAGTTAATTGATAATTGACAGTTGATAATTAAATTCCTAATTTCTCATTCCTCATTCCTAACTGTGGGTGGGGTCATTAGCAATACTTGTCTGTACTTTTATCGAGGTATTTCGATTTGTTTTCCATAGCGTCGGCAATGTTACTGGCGTCATATCCTTCCGCTATCATAGCACCTACAAAAGCGTCAACGCAATCTTCCACGTTGGCATCCTCACCAAGGGTTATCTCACCCTGCATGTTGTTTGTCTTAAATGATATATTCATGGTTTACTTTTTTTTAGTATGTTAGTAAAAAGTTAAAGCACGCGGGCGGTTATGATTTTCCCAAAAGAAGTTTTTATTGATAATTGCCGCCCGCGTGCGTCAGTTTTAATTTCCCTTCCTCATAGGCATAATCTTTTAATTTCTTAATCTTTTAATTTCTTTACTGTTCGCACCGCCCACCATAAAGCAATGATGAGTATTACCCACAGCACGATGTTCGCCAGATGCAAGCGGCATTGCTGCCACCATGTCAATTCTGCGGGCACCTTCTTGATGACGGGGTATGGCACCGGCACACTGTCAACGCGGGCCTTGTAGAAGGTGTCGCGCACCTCCTTCATAACATACCGCGTGTGCCAGCGGTCACGTATCTGGAATATAGTGTCACCACTTTGCCATTGATTTACGAAGATAGAGTCACGCAGGTATATGCTATCGCGCTGCTGCTGCGTTATGCGCACCGTGTCCGTTCTGACCCTCTCCACAATCGTAGGCTCGTGACTCTTGCATGAGGTCAGCAACCCGCACACCATCAGTCCTATCAGCATACACACCAGCAGCACCGCCACCATGATGTTATTGTATATCTTCTGTCGTATCTCCTTTGTCATTGGTTTCGTCTTTGTTTGTTTCCGTTTCACTAACTATTTCCGCAGGGTCATAGCCTGTCATGTCTATCACCAGCTGCCGCAGACGCTTGCCGTATTCCACGGCCTTCTCCTCGTCGATGCGCCCGGCCTTGATGCCCACATTCGAGCAAATGTGTTGGAATATCAGGCAGGCGTTTGCTATGTCACGCGGAAAATAATTCAGGTGGTATGCCCACTTGTCAGCGTCAGCCAGCAGCATTGTGTCAGCCCACTGATTCACACCGTCGCGGATATGCTGATTTATCTCAGCAATCTGCTTCATCATTTTTTCTTTTGCCATAACTATAAAAATTTATCACATATATACATTGAGAAACACACCCATCCTATTATGAGTAAAGTAATCAAGATAGCCATTCCTATCATTCCTGCTGCCTTTTTGTAGCCTACCTCATAACTAAGGCATAACCATCCCCCTAAAAGAATGGGACTGAGACATAGGAGCATTGCAATTAATTCTTTCATATCTTTTAGTCTTTAGTCTTTTAATACGATATAATATATCGTTTGCTATACGATATGATATATCGTTTGCCATACGATATGATATATCGTTTCTCTTACATCATACATCATACATCTTACATCTTACGTCTCCACTCTCCCTTCCGCAAGGTCAAACAGGTACATCGCATCACCGAGTGCACTGATGTTGTCGTGCTTGTGCGATGCTGCAGGACCACCTTTCACGAAGCGTCGGAGGTCTGAGCGGCCTATCTCGATGGCTACGTTGCCGAATTGCCACGGCCACATCGGGTTAGCACTGAAATCTATCCAAGGCTCAGGCGCAAGGATTATCTCTTCAAGGTGTCCTATGATAGGGTTGAACACCATTGCGCTTTGTGGCACTGGCACAACCATCGCCTTCAATGCGTTGGCGATGTCACCGCCTGCCATACCTCTGCGTGTGAAGATGCTTTGCAACCATGCCTTCAGGGTGTTGATGCTCGTGACGCTTTGCGCTGGATCGTAACCGAATGAATGAATATCCAGCCGCATGCGCTTTTCGTCAGGGTCGCCGTTATCGTCAGGCGCAAAAAGATGCGAAGCCATTGCGTTGATGGCAAGTGTAGGATCAAACACCTCACCAGGACAGACGTGTAACCACCCGTCCTTTACCCATTGCTCATACAGTGGTCTGTTAGGGCTGTCGTTCATTGTCTTCTCCAGCACCCACGCCTCCATGTCCGCAAACATCAGGTGCGCCATCGAAGGCCCTTTGTGCTGATAGTTCACAGCCAGATAGGTCAGCGCGTACAGGTCGTCACCATGACTATAATCCATTCCAACAAACACCTTCCAACCTTCCTGATAGATGCAATCGTCAATGGTCTTCGCCACTTGCATAGGCCTGATGCGGTCACCGGTTATCCATTTGGTGACCTTACCCGTCTGATAGACGTTGAAGTATTTTGCGAGCAACTCCGGCACCTTCGTACTGTCACCAGTTGCCTCTGCTATCCATGCGTCGTAACTGGAGTGCTGTACAATGATGCCGAGCATGGGGTTTACCTTGCGCCTGAGAATGGGCTTGGTGAGGATGACCTGTTCTTCTCGCTCCCATTGGTCGGGCTCCAGACACAGACACAGACGGCGGTCATCCTCAAAGGAAGTATTGCCGTCTATCTCACGTTCAAGGAGCCGGTGCAATGCGTCGAGCTTCTCTATGAACGGCCCCGCGCTGATAGTGCCTGCCGTGGTGGTGGTGAAGGTCATCGGCTCACGTCGTGGACCCATAGAAGATTGTATGACGTTGACGAGCGATAGCATGTCGCTCTTGCCGTTGGTGTATGGTGATGAACCTAACTCGTCGGCACAACACAACTGTGCAAACATACCATCCTTTGTCTTACCGCCTGCTGACAGAGGTCGCACGCTGCTGTCATGTACCGCCTTGTATGCCTGTCGCCAATCGGTGACAGTCTGCGTTGAGCGTATGCGGTTGCCTCCGTCCATTTGTGCAATGAGTTGGCGGGTGCGGCTGTATAGTAGTTTCGCCTGATCGCTGGAGTTGGCACAGCAATATATCTCGCTGTTATCGTCTTCAA